TAATTGGGCAACAAAAGAAGCAGAGAAAGTTAAAGAGAATAAAAGTTTTGATTATCCACTATATGGATGGCAAGAGCCAACAGCTAAAATTTTAGGATTACCTACAGTAAAACATTACAGAACAGAAATAGAAAAGAAAGAACTCTGGGAGGCTATAAATGGATTAGAGAATGCTTGGAGTGAGTATATGTCTAATATCTATGCAAAGGAGCTAAATAGACAAAGGAGAGGATTAGCTAATGTTGCAAAAGGTAGCCATGATTTAGCTGCACTTGAAACTAATGTAGATATATTTCTAAATGAATCTAAGTTTGATAAAGAGTTACTTCCTTTGTTTTATTCACTTGGAGATGATATGTCAGTTAGAACTTTTGATAATCTCTTTCCTGCACAAGATAATTTTAAAGCTGCAGATCCTGTTAGTTTAGATGTAACAATACCAGAGGAACAAGCAGTAAGGACTGTATTTGGTGCATTAGCTGCAGATGAAATTATAGATGCTACAACAGTTAAAAAGATTATTGAGGGTGGATTTTACAGAGGACAAAGAGAAGTTCCTGCAGAAGTGAGATCATTATTTCAAGATGGACAAGCAGCAGGGTTTGTGCAAGAAAATGCTAAAAAGGTTATGAATGATTTAAATGCAACTACAAAGAAAAGAATTGCAACACAGATAGAAAAAACAATTAAAGAATTTGAAGATTTAGGAATAGTAAATCCTGTAGCAGGAACTCCAGATGGAGATAAGTTCTTTAATGAGTTAGCTAAAAGAATTAATACAGTTCTTGGAGGACAAAATTTAGGTAGAGCTAAAAATAT